AATATACAGATATTTATCAATATCAAGTACAAAATATTACAGGTGCTCAACCTTTTTCAAATTTAATTACTAATGGTATTGCTAACATTAAATCTGTTCTTGTATTACCATATTTTAGTGCTACAAATAATGATATTCCTCCTATTCAAGGTATTGGTGTTGGTACTAGTCTTAATACTTATAGTGCTAATACTGGTTTTCTTCCTGGAATACCAGTATGGCAAAGTCCTTGCGACCCTGCAGGAACAGGTCCAACTTCTCCATTATGTTGGCTTACAAATTTCAATGTTCAAATTTCTGGACAAAATGCAATTTATAATACTCAAAAATATAACTTTGAACAATATAATAATCAACTATATGGTCAGAATGCAGTTAATGGTGGAATGACTGATGGTCTAAATTCTGGTCTTATTTCTCGTCAAGCTTTTGATATGAATTATTGTTATTATTATGTCAATGTTGAAAGAATGCTTCCAGCAGAACAATCTGTACCTAAATCAGTTCAAATTATTGGACAAAATCAAAGTGCTAAAGCAATTGATTTAATGGTTTTTGTAGAATTTGGTGTTGATACAATTAATATTGATATTCTTACTGGTGCAAGAGTATAAATTGGTATATGAGATTATTAATCTTAAATATTTAAATTTATAATAATATTATATTTTATAATATTATTATGAAACATGTTTTGACAATAGATGCAAGTATTCCACAATTACATAAAATTAGAAAAGGTAGAAAAGTAAGAGTGAAACATGGTAAAGGTGTTCATTTAATTGTAAAACCTGAAACTTATAATATTGCTTTAAGAGCATTTGAAAGAGGTAGAGGAACAGATTTACAACTTGATGCGGATGAATTAGAACATAATCTAAGTTTAACACCAGAAGAACATCAAGAATTTTCTGAAACTCATATGACTGGTGGTGGAATTTTTGGTCCTAAATTTGATAGATTTTTAGAAAAAAGAGGTTTAAGAGATGTAGCCTATCAATTAGGTGATAAAATAAAACCTTATGCAAAAGCCGGAGCAGTTGGTGCAATTACATCAGGTGCAGCCGGATTGGCGGGACTTTCTGCTTTTGGTAGTGGTGGAACTCTTGCTCCTCTTGCGCCTTATTTAATTCCGGCTGCAGCAGCGTTAAGTGCAGGTGCAGTTGATTTTATTGATAATCCAGATAAATATCATGATGCAATTGCAAAAGCCAAACATATTAGAAAACACGGTCCTAATACATTAGAAAATTCTGAAGCTAAAGCGCATGCAAATAATTTAATTAATGAACATCTTGGAACTAATTATGATTATATGAATAGAGCAGGATTACAACATGCAGGAGCTAATGAACTTTTAAAACAAATGAATACTCAAGCAATTTCACAAAGATATCAAGAACCTGTTTTACCTTCATTAAATTCTGATGCTTCAATGTATGGTTATGGAGTTCATCATTCAAGAAGTAAAAAATTAATGGAAGGTGGAACAATAGGTTTAAATGGTAATCATATTAATTATTTTCCTCAAGCTTTAGTTTCTCAACCTTTAACTGCTAATTTTTCTATGTCTCATTTCTTACCTCCACAATATCAAAAATTTAATAATGGTGGTGAATCTATGATTATGGGCAGTGGTCTTGGTACTGGTCTTTATGCTGGTGGAGCTGTAGGTTGTGGAATACGTGAAGATGCTGAACAAGCTTATGATAGTATTAGAAGAAATGCACAAGATTTATATTCAAATGTTTCACCTGTAGTTAAAAATGCATTTCATAATGCTGACCAATTAATGCATGGTAAAGGTGTAAAAGAAGATGTTATGACTATAGCAAAAACAATTGGAAAATATGACCCTGCTTATAATGTTTATAAAAAAATTAAAGGTAGAGGAGTAAAAGAAGATTTAATGACAGTAGCTAAAACAATCGGAAAATATGACCCTGCTTATAATGTTTATAAAAAAATTAAAGGTAGAGGAACAAGAAAAAGTAAAAGTAGATAATTAAATTATTTAGTAAATATATATAAATATTAAATTATAATAATTATATATAATGGCATTATCTGATTCTCAAATTCAAGATTTATGTAAAAGAATGAATATTCCATTTGCGGAATGTTGTTTTAAAAATGAATTAGAAGCTCCTTTAGAATTTAATAAAAGTTATTTTATAAATATAGAAGATTCTCATGATGAAGATGGAAATGAAAATGATGGAACACATTGGACATTTTTACAAGTAAATAAATATCCTAATGATAAAATTGAAAGTATTTATTTTGACCCTTATGGAGTTCAAGCACCAAAGAATGTAAAAGATGTAGTTGAAGAAACGACTGGGAAAAAAGGATTACCATATACACAAAGAGATATACAAAGTTTATTAAATAATGCATGTGGATATTATTGTTTGGCTATGGGTCATTATATTAATTCAAGTCAATATAGAACAGGTAATTTATATCATGATGTAAATGATTTTTTAGACATGTTTGATGATTTAAATACTAGTGTTGATTTTAAGAAAAATGAATTTGTTTTAAAACATTTCTTTAGAAGTACAGACCCTAATAAAAGAGTTCCGATTGAAATAGATAATATATCAAAAGATAATGAAAGAGCTAAAGGAGATATTGATGCTTTTAAAATTCCTTGTTCTGTAAATCAATTATAATATATATAAAGGTTTAATAATATTACAATATATATAATGACAGAAGTTTTATATAATGAACCTCTCAAACAAGAACCTTATAATGTTATTTATTCTTCATATACTGAGTCACAGAAAAAAGCAACTTTAAAATATAGAGAAAAAAATAGGGATAAAGTTAATGAACAAAGAAAAATTTATTATAAACAAAGAAAAGAAAATGACCCTCAATTTCTAGAATATAAAAGAGCTAAAAGTAGAGAATATTATCAAAGAAAGAAAGCTGAAAAAGAAGTAGATGTTACTATTAATGAACCAAAAGAAGAAGAGAAAGTTATTGAAGAACAACAAGTTATTGATTCTAAACCTATTGAAGAAGAAGTTATAGAAGAGGTTAAGGAAGTTAAAGAAAAACCAAAAAGAACAAAAAAGGTAAAAATACCAGAACTTGAACCACAACCAGAAATTGTTAAATCTGAATTAATAGATTTTGATAAAACCGATGAAACTGAAAATGTCGTCTCAACTATACTCGCTAATGCGGTTGTAAAACCAAAAAGAAATAATAAGAAAAGTAAAATTACTTATGAAGTATAGTTTTTTTTAATTTTATTTAAATATATAATGTATATATATAAATAATGGAAATTCAAAAAGTAATAAGAGTTAATTTAAATGATTTTGAAAAAAGTGAATTAATTAATTTAACTTTACATAATCATAGAATATTTTTAATGACTCAAATAGAAAATAATATCTATATTCATCCAGATGAAAAAAATGAACAATATATTAATTTAGATTTTATTTTACATACAATATATAATTTATTAATGTTTGATAATTTTGATGAAAGTCAAATAATAAATAATTTAAATAATTGTGGATTTATGCATAATTTTAAATGGTTCTGTGAAGATTATGGAATTACTTATTAAATTTTTTAAATATTTAAAATTTTCATTATATTATATAGTATAATGAAAAGAAAACTTGAAGAAGTAGAAAGTTCTGATAGTGAAGATGATTGTTATATTATCGCAGAAGATATTAATAAACTTTCTGATTCAGAAACAATACTTAGTTCATCTAGTGATAGTTCTGATAATGACTCGTCTTCTTCTTTTAATTCTCATGATTGTGATTCTGATTCGTCTCATGAATCTGAAGAAAGTGAAATAGAAGAAGAACATCCTGAAATGAAAAATAGAAATAAATATGATAATTTTACTATTTATAAAATTGTTTCAAAAAATGAAGATGATGATAATATATATATTGGTTCTACTATTGATTTTGAAAGACGCAAAGAACAACACAGAAAAAGTGTTGATAATAAAAATGGTATTCAATATTATACTTTACTTTATAGATATATTCGTAATAATGGTGGATGGGATAATTTCGTTATGGAGAAAATAATAGAATGTTCTGTTTGTGATAGAAGGTCGGGTTTTATTTTAGAAACAGAATATATTATAAATTATAAAGCTACATTAAATACTGTTTATCCTATTACAGATTTTGAAGAAAGAATGAATTTAATTTAATCTATTATGTGGGCGGGCGAAGTGTGTATATATCATTATCTAATATAATGATATATATTATCTTGATATTATACCTATA